CGTGCTGGCTGGATCGTGGTGTGGAGTCGATACCCGTTGCGGCGTCCACGGACCACGCTCTGTACTTCCACGAGGTCGGGTTCGACGACGGGAGCGTGGAGCCTGCGCTGCCGATCTCGGCCTACATCGAGAGTTCGCAGATGAGCCTCGGCGAGGGCGACCAGTTCGTGTTCCTGCGACGGCTGATCCCGGACCTGACGTTCCGAGACAGCACGGCTGCGTCGCCCACGGCGACATTCACGCTCAAGACGCGCAACTTCCCGGGCGGCAACTACCTGCAAACGAACTCGAAGAACGTCACCAAGACGGCGAGCGTGCCGGTCGAGCAGTTCACAGATCAGGTGTTTGTGCGCCTGCGTGGGCGGTCGTTCGCTTTCCGGATTGACAGCGAGGATCTCGGCGTAACGTGGCGACTGGGCTCTCCGCGCGTTGAAGTGCAGCCGGATGGGATGCGATGACCCGCAATCTTGTCAGACCATTCTTCCCGGTTCCCCCGGCAGAGTACCAGCAATGGTATTTTGCGGAGGTTGTGCGCTCATTTTCCGTGTATCTTGAGCAGATGCAGAACCCGGGCGAGGGACGCAATACGTTCATCGTCCTGACGGCATTGCAGGACAATGATCAGGGCCTAGAACCGGGAGCCTTGTTTCAACAGGGCGGGTTTGTTAAGATCACCCAAGCAAATACACCCCACGTCGGGGGGCTTTCGGCAACCGGCGCTGTCGGAACAGTCACCGTCAATACGACATAAGGGGAACCCCGATGAACGAAAAACCAGCAGGAGGCATGGACCTCTTCTCCGCGCTGGGCAGCCTTGTTGGCATGGTGGCCAGCGGGGGTAACCCAATGGGTGCTGCTCTCGGTGGGGGCCTCGGCACGCTAATCGGCGGCGGGTCGCTTCAGGACGCCTTCCAGTCTGGGGTCGGGAGCCTGTTCACGGGTGCAACGCTCGGCAAGACCGGGGTTATGTTCGATGTCCTCGGGCAGCTTGGCGGTGGTGGTGGCAGCCGGGATCGCGGTGCGTCTCTGATAGACATGTTCACCGGCGGTGGCGGTGGCGGCATGCAGCGTGGCCCTGCGGCAGTGGCGCAGCGGATGATGGGCGGCGGTATGGGCATGCGCCAAGGCGGTGGCCCGCAGTACCGGGGCGTGACTGGCGGCATCTCGAATCTCCTCGACATCATGGGCGTCACCAGCGGGGGTTCGATCCAAGATCCGATCCTCGCGGGCCTGATCCTCGACCAGATTACCCGGCCCAAGCCTGCGATGAGCGGACTCGAGCAGCGGCAGTACGCCACGGGCGAGCGGGTTCCTGACTACCGTGGCACGCCTGTCCCGAATGTCCCCCGCATCAGCTACCGTGCGCAGGGCGGCTACATCCAAGGTCCCGGCACCGGCACGAGCGACTCGATCCCGGCGATGATTTACCAGAACGGTGGCCCGGTGCAGGAAGCACGGCTGTCGGATGGTGAGTTCGTGATGACCGAGCGCGCGGTTCGAGGTGCGGGTGGCGGGGATCGTGATCGCGGTGCCCAGAACATGTACCGCATGATGAACCGTCTAGAGCGGAGAGCGTAATGGCTGAGGATGTCATCTCAAAGTCCATGGTGCTCCTTCCGGAGTACCAAGAACGCTTTCTGAAAGATCTTCTCGCCAACGTCTATCAGGTAGACGAAGGCACCGGCATGATCAGCGGCTTCGCGGCGAGGTCCCCGCTAGAAGGCGTGCCGGTTGTGGATGCCGAGGGCAATCCTGTTTACCAGCGGGATGCCGAAGGCAACATCATCTACGACCAGTATGGTCAACCAGTCCAGCAGTTCGAGGGCGGCGTTGCTGCGCCCGACATCATCCGGATGACGGATCCGCAGGTCCGCGCCCTGCAAATGGGTGAGGAAGCTGTTGGCGCGTACAGGCCTTTTCTTGAGACTGCGGAAACCACCCTTGGCACGGGCCTTGGTGCGTACACGCAAGGTCTGGGAGCGGTTGGTGGCACGACCGGTGCCTACGATCCGATGTCGTATCGCGCGTTCTACGATCCGTTCGTAGAGGACGTCATCCGCACGACCGAGGAAGGCATCCAGCGTCAAGCCGACATCGAGCGCCAGCGTATCGGAGCGCAGGGCGTTCAGGGCGGCGCGTTCGGTGGGTCTCGGCAGGCGGTGGCGGAGCAGGAACTCGCTCGCAATGTTGGGCAGCAGCTGGCCCAGACCGGGGCGCAGCTTCGGTCGGCTGCGTTCACCGGTGCGCAGCAGCAGGCGATGCAGGCGTTCGAGAACCAGATGCAGCGCGGCCAGACAGCCGCTCAGATCTTCGGGCAACTCGGGCAGGGCATCGGTTCACTGGGCGTCCAGCAGGGTGCACTCGGCGAGGCGGCTCAGGCCCTCGGCCAGAAGGACATCAACGCGCTGTTCAACATCGGCGCTCTCGAGCAGGCGCAGCTGCAGGCCGAGTACGATGTCGGGCGGCAGGCACAACTCGAGCAGGCATACGAGCCGTTCGGGCGCTTTGCCTACATGCGCGACATCCTCACCGGTCTTCCCGGTGGTCAGTCCACGCTCGCTGTCGCGGCAACGCCGCAGGCGAACCCGATTGGCAACATCTTCAGCTTCGCCAACACGCTGTCAGGCGGCACGGGCGGCGGCGGTCTCTTTGGGCTTGGCAGCCTGACTAACCCGAGCGGTGCGGCAGGGAGATAACGATGGTCGGCATCTACAACCCGGCGCTCTTTCAGGCAGCGGACCGCAAGGCACGAGATAACCTGAGCCGCATGGGAGGGATCATGTCCCTCGCACCTCGGCCCTCGGCTCCTGCAGCTGCACCGACGCCCTCGGCTCCTGCACCTCGGCCCATGATGCCGCAGCCCATGATGATGCCCATGATGGCACCGCAGCCGATGATGATGCCCATGGCTCCGGCTCCGATGGCCGCGCCTGTCGCACCTCGGCCCATGGCCCCGCAGCCGATGCAGCAGCCGCAACCCGCTCCGGTCCGGATGCGGCAAGGTGGGCCTGTCCGTAAGATGCAGGAAGGCGGGGAGGTTCGGCCTTCGCGCATACAGGCGGTGCCCACGCCTGTTGATATCTCGCAGGATCCCTTCACTTTTGCGCAGGGGCTGTTGGCCAACGTGGAAGCGCTTCGCCCTGAGGCTCTTCCCATGGTCCAGAACAAGGTCAGCAAGATTGCCACGGCCTACGCCTCTGATGATCAGGAGATGCTGAAGCAGGAACTGACTTCTGCGGTCGGTGTCGAGAACAACAAGGCTGGCCTCGAGAAGGTCTATGCTGCGGCAACAGGGGAGACCGCCCCCAAGAACGCCAGCATCGACGAGCTTAATAACCGCATCATGACCGTAGCCCTCGGTGGGGCGCTCGCCTCTCCGGGCAGCACTGCCGAGCGGTTCGCCAAGGCGATGCTGTTCGGGCTTGGGCAGCTTCGGGACACGGAGATCGCGCGGGCCTCTGCCAAAGCCGGTAGCGGCGGTGGCGCAGGCATTTCCCCGCTTGAGCCGTATCCGGATGCGGTGCGCGAGTTGGCCGGAAGACTGATCCAGCAGGCCATCGTTGACGACCCTGCGGAAGCGGTTCGCATGGCGGAGAACGCACTTAGACCACTCTATCAGGGCGGTGTTATGCCCCCGTCGGCGGCTCCGGCACCTGCGGCTCCTGCAGGTGGGGCTGAAACTGTTCCGACGGTAGAGGAGTTCCTCTCCGCGATGAGGACCATGTACCCCAATGCCACTGACGAAGCGCTCATAGAGTTCTACAAAAAAGAATACGGGGGATGATTGATGGCAGAGTTCGTAAACCCGTTCAGGGCCGGGGCTCAACCGCAGTTCGTAAACCCGTTCAGACAACCCGCCGCTGACAGCAGCAAACAGTTCTACGATGACACTGCCCTCGGCGAAATCGGCGAGGGCATTGTCTCTGGTGCCATCGGCATTGGCGAGGGACTAGTCGGCCTCGGGGCGATGGCCGTCGATTTCGTGGCGGACACTAACTACGGCGACAGCGTGACGCAGGGTGCCGAGGCACTACGCGATGCGCTTGGCTTGGATCCGGAGGGCTTCCTCGGCAAGGGCTCAGAGATCGTCACCCAGTTCGTCTTGCCGGGCATCGGCGCGGCAGCGAAGGTCAACCAGCTGGCCAAGGCTGCGCGTGCCGCTCGTGGCATCACAGGCCCGATGACCAAGAGCGAACGCTTTGCTTTGGCTGCCAAGGAACTGGCGGCGGCAGGCGCGGTCGATGCTGCGGTATCAACAGATAATACCACCACCATCGGCGATTGGGTGGGCGCTGGGCCCACGCAGACGTCTGACCTCATCGGCCTTAGCGGTCGTGAGAAGGCGCTAGCCCGCATGGGCAACCGGCTCAAGCTTGGTGTCGAGTCAACCACCCTCGGTGGCGCGATCCAAGGTGCGCTGACCGCCGGAGGACGGACCATTGGGCAGACCAGAATTGCCCAAGACATCGCTGCCGCCACGAACCGCAAGATCGACGAGGTCGGTCAGGGCATCGACAACCTGCTCTACCGCCGCATGACCGCCGTGCCGGGCAGCGGGGAGGAACTTGGCAGGTTCAAGACTGCACTGGCGGATGCCATCGCGTTCTCCCGGTACCGTGGGTTTCTGCCCGAGCAGGTCGCAACTCGGCGCTTGCTCATGGAGGGGCAGGTGCAGTCGCAGATCAAGCGTGCGGATCGTATCCTCAAGGACCTCGAGACGGAGATCGACAACTCCCTCAAGAACCTTCCGGGGGCTGAAGCTGGCAACCTCGACCGCGTGGGCATCATGAACCGCATCGAGTCGTACCTGACCGAAGCGGATCCTGTTCTCAAGAAGCGCGTGCTCAATGAGTTGCCGCAGAACGTCCGTCAGAATGCTATCAAGATGCGCAAGCATATCGACGAACTGTCGAAGGATGTGCTTGATAGTAACTTCTTGAAACAAAACAAGTTTGTGACCAAGGACGGTCGCAACCTCGAGGATGTGATCGAGCAGAACATCAACAGCTACCTGCGCCGTCGGTACCGCATCTTTGAAGATGCGCAGTACACCCCGACGGATGAGGCCATCAAACTTGGTGACGCCTTCTTCAAGGGTAACCGCAAATCGACCGAGCGCGAGTTGACCAACCTCGCCCGCAACGACCCGTTCGGGGAGGCGATCACCGACGACTTCCTGCTTCGCAACGGCCTGACGCGCGTCGGGGCTGGTGCCGACATGCGGATCGAGGTGGGTGCCAAGGTCACCGACGAGGCTGCTCGCCGGGCCCGCGAGGCGTTCCTTGGCCGCTATAGCATCAAGAACCGGGAGAAGCTTGCGGGTGGCCGCGTTGCGCGGGACCGGCTTGAGACCGGGCTGTTCATCACCCGGGAGAGGATCCCTCGTGCGCTGCGCCAACTGCTCGGGGAGATCGATGATCCGAGAGAAGCGTACCTTGGAACCATCGCTGATCTCGCCCAGTTCAACGCGGTTGACGACTACTTCGGCATGATCGCCAAACTCGCCAACGAGAACTCTGGCATCGGCAAGCTCTTCGTCAACGGCAATCGGCTGACCCCGCAGCAGGCAGCGGCGCTCAAGGAGCGCGGCTACGTCAAGCTTGGCGGCGAGGATGGCGTGAGCAGCATGGTCGGCGCGGTCGGCAAGGTGGCGGATGACGTCGAGAAGCTTGTCGGTCGCTCGGGTTGGGGCAGCCTCGATGGCTACTTTGTGCCGACGTCGATCTACAAAAACCTAACAAATCAGGTACTTGCGGAAGACAGCTTCGGCGCTGCTATTACCAACGCCACCATCGGCACGTTCCTCAAGGCCAAGGGTATCTCGCAGTACAGCAAGACCGTGCTGTCCCCGATTACCCAGATCCGGAACTTCACGACAGCGCTGGCGTTCGCGACAGCCAACGGCAACATGCCGATCATCGGGCGCGGCGGTAGCCTGAAGGATGCTGCACAGGCGGTGTTTGCAAACGTCACAAGCAAGGGCTCTGACGATGTCTTCAACGATCTCCTCGAGGCCCAGCGCCGTGGAGTCATTGGCACCAACGCAGAGCTGCGCGAGATCCAAGACCAGCTGAACAAAGGGCTGGGGCTCACGGCCCGTGAACCTCAGAGCTTCGCTGAAGCGATCAGCGGTGCCACTGGTGCGGCGGGGGAGAAGCTTGCCCGCAGCATCGGCAAGGTGACGAAGCCCTTCGAGTCGGCGTACCAAGCGTCGGACGACTTCTGGAAGTACTTCAACTACCACGCCGAGCAGGCCAAGATCCGGCATGCGCTGAAGGGTGCGAGCCCTGATGCTCAGATCAAGTACCTCACCAAGAACGGCGCGGACATGGGCCCCGAGATGGCGCAGGCCATTCGTCGCGGCGAGGTGGACATCGATGAGCTGATCAAGGATCGCGCTGCCCAGATCGTCCGCGACACCGTCCCGAACTACAGCAAAGGCGCGTCAGAACTCGTCAGGTTTGGCCGCAAGCTGCCGGTCGGTAACTTCATCACCTTCCCTGCCGAGATGTTCCGGACCAGCTTCAACATCGTGAAGCAGGGATTGGACGATATGGCATCGGACATCCCGGCCATCCAAGCGCGCGGTCGGCAGCGCCTCCTCAGCTTTGGGTTCACGACAGCGGTCGTGCCGATGGCGGTGGCCGAGATGGCCTATCAGGTGTCGGGTGTCACTCGCGAAGAGATGGACGCGTACCAGCGGTCTTTCGCCGCGCCGTGGGAGAAGGGTTCTATCCTCGTTCCCGTTGGCCGCACCGAAGACGGCAAGATCGAGTACATCAACTTCAGCACCTCGAACCCCTACGACGTGCTGTCGCGCTTCGCCAACCGGGCGATCAACGAGGCAGACAATGCTGCCGCCGAGGGCAAGGACCCGGGCCAAGCGCTGACCAGCGTGATGCTTGGATCCCTGACCGAGTTCTTCGCTCCGTTCCTGTCGGAGGCCATGCTCACCGAGGCGCTGCTCGACATCACAATCCGGGGTGGCAAGACTTCGACCGGGGCCGAGGTCTACAACCCTGAGGACAGCTTCGGCACGAAGGGCTCGAAGATGTTCATGCACGTCATGGACACCATGATCCCGAACCTCGTACCCATCAACGTGTCGGGTGGTGAGATCGAGCCCAGCCGCTTCGCGCGTGGTGTCGTCGGCGGCATTGCTCCGGAGGTCATCAATCCGGAGGACAAGCTTGGCCGCGAGCGCGAGTTGACCACGGAGTTGTTCCGGCAGTTCACCGGTATCTCGCCCATGGAGTTCGACCCGAAAAAGGGTCTGGAGTACGGCGCGTTCCGCCTGCAGCAGGCACAGACTGATGCCAAGCGGATGTTCAACCGTGTGACCGACGACGCCAACGCGGATGCTGACACATTCAAGAATGCCTATGTCCAAGCGAACGAGGCCAAGCTCCGGATCGACCGGGCCTACTACCGGATGCTGCAAGACCTTGAAACTATGGGTCTTTCCAAGCGCGAGATCCGCCGGATCCTCAAGCAGAACAACATCGGCGGCGCGGACATGATCATGCGCGGCATGTTCGAACCGTTCAGCATCAGCGAGCGGAACGTGCAGGAGATGCGCAACGCTGGCACGCTCGACAAGTTCCCACGTCGCGAGATCCGAGAACTGCAGAGCATCCTCCGGCGGCAGCCGCTGCTGGAAGTCCCTGCCATGGAGTACCCATCTCGGCCCTCGGAACCTGAACCTGCGCCGACGCCTCGGTTTATCAACCCGTTCCGCCAGCAGGCTCCCGCTCCGACGCCCGCCCCTGAGCAGCGGTTTATCAACCCGTTCCGGCAGCAAGGCTCCGTCATGCCGCAGTTCCAGCCCCGCGCACCGGGACCCGTGAACCCTGCATTGTTGGGGGACAACCCTGTCGAGCAGGCAGCGAACGCACAGATCGCTGCCCGCTTGCAGGGCGGCTAGACTTCCACCTCGATGGTCAGCTTCACGCCATTGCCGCCGAAGATCTTGACCAGTTCATCGCAGTAGGCCTCGACGTCCTCGAGGACCTCGTGGTCGCCGGTGTGCGATGCGAGGTTGATGGTCATGTTGATCAGGTCCATGAGGGCCTCGATCTGCATGGGGTGCATGTCCTTGAACCCCAACGACTTGAAATCTTTCTCGATCACTCGACTTCTCCCCAGTTGTCCTTGAGGTCTACGTCTACTTTGGAGGGGACTTTCAAGACGTCTGACAGCCCGTTTTCCATGATGTCCTTGATCCGCCGCGCTTGTTCGTCGCTCTCCACAGAGAAGCATAACTCATCGTGGACGGTGAGCATAGGAAGTAATCCGGCCTCGTTGCAGTCGAACATGGCCTTCTTGGTCTGATCGGCAGCCGAACCTTGGATCAGCTTGTTTAACGCCTTGTAAACAAACGCTCTTCTCAGCGGCGAGCCGTACTCCTTCATCGCCTCGTCGAACGGCAGCGGCTTCTTGTAGCCAAACGACGCAGGCTCCCACAGGTGGAAGCGGCAGCGCCGACCGAGGAGGGTGCGTATCTGCCCGTTGGCCGTCGCCTGCTTGGTCGCGATATCCGCAAGCCCCTTCACGAACGGGACCTTGGCGTGGTGCGTGGCCAGTAGATCTGACGCTTCCTGCTCGGAGATGTCCAGCTGGGCAGCAAGCTTGCCCTTGCCCATGCCGTACATAATCCCGAGGTTCACCACCTTCGCTGACTTGCGGTCGATGCCAGCGATGTCTGCCACCATCTGGTGCAGGTCCACGTCTCCGTTGTGGTACTCCTCGACGATCCGATCAACCATGGCGTGGCGGTTGTCCCCGTTGAGGCTGGCCGCGAAGTGCACCAAGAGCCGAGGTTCCTGCGACGAGTAGTCGAATGACCCCCACTTGCAGCCCTCCTCTGGGACAAAAAGTCCCCGGATTAGTTTCTTGATCTCCTTGTCGCGGGCCGGGATCTGCTGGAGGTTCGGGTTCGAGGAAGAGAACCGCCCGGTCACCGTCCCGCCGTCGTCGCTGCGCAGTTGGTGGAACTCGCAGTGGATGCGGCCCTTGTGCTGGTGACGCAGGATCGTGTCGATGAAGGTGCTGTCGGCCTTGTCGAACTCCCGAAGCTTCACGATCATCTGGGCAATCGGATGCTCGTGCAGTTGCAAGAACTGCTTTGTGAACGACGGGGCTCCGGCCTCGGTCCTAGGATACTCCAGCCCCAGTTCCTCGAAGACAGCCTGCAGGCTGGCCGATGCCCACGGCTCGATCTTCAGCCCCGTCAGCCGGTGGATCTCGGCCTTCAGATCCTTGATCTTCTCCTTGAGGTAAACCTTTGTTCTTGCTGCATTTTCTACGTCTACTCTGACGCCCATCTCCCGCATCTTGACCATCATGCGGATGAGCCCCGTCTCGAGGTTCCAGATGTTCCAGAGATCCTGCTTGTCCAACTCGATCTTGAACCGCTCCCACAGGCGCAGCGTCATGCCAGCGTCTTGCTCGGCATACCGGCCCACGAACTCCGGCGGCAGCTTGTACATCTCCGCCTTCGGATCCAGCCCCCACTCTGCCGCCGCAACACGCAGCAGCTTCTCGTCCTTGCGCTCGCCGAGGTAGTCGCGGCCTAGGTTGTCGAGGCTGTAGGAGTAGCGGTTCTCATCGACCAACGCACCCGTGATCATTGTATCAACGACACGGCCTTGCACGTTAACATTTTCCGCTTGGAGCCAGCCCAAATCATACGTCGCGTTGTGCATGATCTTGTCGATGTGCGGCGTGTCCAGCTGCTTCTGCAGCCAGCGCATCGTGATCTTCGGATCGAGGTTGTGCCCGTTGGCATGGCGGATTGGAAAGTACCCCTGCCAGTCGCCCGCAGCTACAGCCACGCCCACGATGAACCCATCGTTGCGCACCCACCCGGGCCCGAGCGTCGTAAGCTTGGGGTCGCAGGTCTCGAGGTCGATGGCGATCTGCTTGTGATGCCGCAGGTCGGGGAACTCAGACGGGATGTTCCACGTCAGCTCCTTGCCCTGATCCATCTGCTCGGCGATGACGCGGTCCTTCTTGAACAGATCACCCTGCATCTTGGACCTCCTTCCTCGCATCTTGGACCTCGGCAGCCAGCGCGACGTAGCCCGCCAGATCGTGATAGCTGTCCGTGTGGCCTCGGCTGTTGATAAGACGCGCCATCTTCAAGAGAGCCATCATCATCGCGGCGTCGTTGGGTGTGAGTGCGTCCTTCAACCTCGGGCCCAGCCACCACGTCCAAGCATCAGCTATGTTGCTGAAGTTGTTGTAGGCATCGCCGTAGTCTTGGGCACGCTGCCCGCAGATCAGAGCCTTGGCCGTGTCTAGAATCTCGTCACGCTTCATAGATAGTACCTGTGCTTCTTGTCCGACTCGATGATGAACAGAGCATTCCTCGTGCGGGTGACCGCAACGTAGAAAACCCGGTGCTCATCTTCCGGATGTTTGCCCTCAACGCAGGCTTTGGTGGAACCAGTATACACCGCGACGTTGTCGTCTTCTCCCCCTTTCATCGCATGGATCGTCGAGATCTTGATCCTCGGTTCCTTGTAGATGTCCTCGCCCCTGCGCCGGATCGCGCGGACATAGACCTTGTCATACTCCGATAGCCGCGCGACATCCATCGGATCCGCGTCCCGAGGTGCAAGAAGCCCGAACCTCGCAACTAGGTCCTCGTACGTCAGCCCCTGCTCCGGGTCTGCCGCATCGAGAAGCTTGGTAGCCCCGCGCTTGACCACCGGGTTCTTCCCCATCTTGGGCACGTTCTCGTAGAAGGTCTTGATCCTTCCGATGTTCAGGGCCTGCCCGTCGATCAGATCGTGCCACGTCGCCATGACCTCGAGCGAGGTCTGGTCAATCGACCACCGCCCGTTGCGGCTGTAGAAGAACCCGTGCTTGCGCAGCACATTCGCGAAGTCATCCACGAAGGCGTTGGTCCGGGCCATGATGGTCCAAGATCCACGCTGGATCGGCAGCTGCTCGAGCCTCCACACCCGGTGGACCTCGCCCTCTTCGTCCCTCGGCAGGAACTCCTTCTCCATCCGGTCAGGGATGCGCTTTGAGATGCGTCTGGCAAGCTCCCAGACGGCCCGTGGCAGGCGGTATGACTGGCTGAGTACCTCGACATGGCTGGCGCAACGCATGAACTCTCCGACGTCCGCAGCGGCCCAGCGGTGGATCGCCTGATCGTCGTCCCCAGCGATCACAACCTCGGTCGCCCGCTCCGCCATCTTCTCGACCATCCGCCACTGCAAGGGCGTCAGATCCTGTGCCTCGTCCACGATCAGCAGGTCCAAGTACGGCGGCTCCGCGATCTGCACATACCGGTGGATCATGTCAGCGAAGTCGTACTTGTTGTACTTGGACTTGTACTCCTGCAGCTGCGCCTTGACCTGCACCAGCTTCGAGAAGTGGATGTTGTAGTTCCCGGCGTAGTTGTACTCCCACTCCAGCGAAGACTGCCGGTAGGTCGAGAGCATGATCAGACTGAGGTACTTGGACCCCGAACCTAGGACCGTGGGCACCGCGATCCCGTCTTCCCCATGCGCTCGGTCCTGTCCCTCCATCACCAGCCCGAGCATGTCGCCCACCTTGCGGTAGTCGGCGCTGCCCATGACGTCCGTCGTCTGCAACCCGAGGGCGTGGTAGCCCGTGGCGTGCAGCGTGCGGCAGTGCGGGAAGTCCTTAGGCGTCAGGTTGAACTTGGCGCAGGCCCGAGACAGGAACTCCCGAACCGCCTTGGTGGTGAACGAGACGATGCCGATGCGCGAGGGGTGGACCCCCTCAGCGAGCTTCTCCTCCACGATACGGATGAGCGTGGTCGTCTTGCCGCAGCCCGGGGGCCCGAGGATCAGGCGTGCGTTAGGTATCACGGCGCTGCTCCAGCCAGATCTGGATGTCTTCCCTGTCCCACCGGCTGGCCGAGCGCTTCGCATCTCCGTCGCCCAGCTTGTAGGGCTTCGGGAAGTTGTTCTCAGAAACCCACTTGTAGATCGCGGACTCGGAAACCCCGAGCCACTGCGCCACCTCTCGAGCCTTCAGCATCTTAGAAGGGGATGTCATTGCTTATCTCCTGTACCGGTAGCTCGATCTCTTCGTCCTCAAACGTCGGGACAAACCAAGCCCGTATCTGCCCTCGTTCTCCGTCTTCCTTGCGGAAGTTCTTCTTGACGTAGCACTCCCGTCCGTCGTTCATGCGCTTCAGAAGCTCTTGGATCTGCCCTCGGTTCAGCATCGTGAACCGTCGGTTGTTCAAGAACTCCGTCAGCGCATCCATCGTGAAGTACGTGTACCCATCCTCGTCGGTCCACGGCTTCTTCTGGACCATCTCCTCAGGGTGCATGGCCCTGATCCGGCTCGTGCAGAACTCCCGCAGCAACTCCTTGAACTGTCCGCGAATGGTCAGCTCCTCAGGAACCTCCTGCCGTATGGCCTCCGCCAGCAGCTGCTGCACCGCAACCTGCCACCGAGCAGGACGCATTGTCGCAGGGAAGATCAGCCCCTGCTCCATGCAGGCCCGCGCAAACATCGCCTGACTCTGCAGCTGCTCGGTGTTCAGCTGGATCCGAACCCCGTTCACCGTCAGGAAGTACACGCGCGGCTCGGACATGATGACCAGCAGGTTGCTCATCGCCACGCCCTGCGGCGAATTGTCGTCAGCAACCCCGTACTTGCGCGTGATGCACAGCTCGTAGTCGCAGAAACTTTTGAAGGGCTCCTGCTTGCAGGTGTAGGTGTAGTCCTTCTTCGACAGCGAAGCCTGAACCCCCGTCACCTCCGTCGCGGGCAACGGGACGTCAAAGTACTGCTGGTTCATGGTTTCAACTTCAGGTTTCCAGTCGTCCCCGTGCTTCTTCCTGCAGTAGACGCCGCAGTTGAACAGCTTCATGTTGCGCTCTGACGAAACCGGCAACTCAGCAAATAGATGCTCCAAGCAGGGCGGGCCGTCGAAGAACAGCTTCCGCTTGTCCGTCTTCCTGTTCGACTCAAGCGCGGACACCGGAACTCGGGCCTTGTCTATCGCATCTAGGAACTCCTCGAGTTCCATCGCCTCGCCCTTGTCGTTGTAGCAGTACCGCTGCGGCGTCTCGGCGTTGTAGTAGGGCAGGTTGATGAAGTTCCCCACGTCACCGCGCTCCGCCAAGATCTTGTCCTGCTTGGGGAAGATCTCGCAGCCGCTGTGGCCCAGCGCCACCGCCATCTCGAGCAGGTACTCCCGCACAACCTTCGCCTGCTCATACTCCTTGAGGAACAGGTACAGGTGCGCGCCGCCCGACTTGGAGCGGCAGTGCAGGAGCGGAAGATTGAGCTTCTTGATCCTTGCCTGCAGCGACTTGTGGTCGAGGTCGTAGATGTCGATGTCGAGCACGCCCCACTGGCACTTGTTCTCTTCGTTGATGGGTATCGCACCTACGCCCTGCGTTCCGTCAATGTGGCCCTCGAGCAGCTCCCTTGTCAGCGGTCTGCGTATGATCCGGCTCTCCGCATCTGCCTTCCCGTTGCGGCCTATCCTTCCGACAGTAGTTATCCCGTGTGCCACCTTCGATCCCTCGAAGGCAGCAAGCATCCTTTCGGCCAATGACATGCGTGTCTCCGATACCGGTTACCGTTCTGGGTAAGAAGGGGCGAGCGAGACCGCCCGCCCCCGCAGTTATACCTAGAACGGTATGTCGTCGTTCCCGGCACTGGAACTGCTCGACACCCGGTCCTCCGGTGCCGTCGCCTTGATCTCGCCCTTCTGCACGGAAAGGAAGAGACCCTTCGCCTTCTCGAACAGCATCGGATCGGACACACGCCCAACCAAGCTCACCGCATAGTTGGAGTACGACTGGTCGCTGCGGTTCGTCTCCTCGACCGTGGTGATCTTCCAGATGTTGGCGAAGATCGGAGCACGCCGCACCTCACCAGTCTTCGGATGCACGATCTCCTGCAGGTTGATCTGGGACTTCCACCGACGGCTCACCTTCAGCGCCGTGACCTTCATGTCCAGAACCGCAGGGTTCCACGTACCAGACGCAGACTTGTACAGCACATAGAAGTGGTCGGCCTTCACCAACTCGTTGCCGCTGGGCAGGATCTCCTTGTTGCCCTCGCGGCGCGCGTTGCGGATCGCCGGATCATTGGGGTGCAGTTCACCCACGAACCCACCGCCACGCTCGACAGGGATCCACTCGATGTACTTGGTCACCTCCGCACAGGCCACGACCTCGAGGCCCTCGCTACCATCCCAGAACTCGCCGGTCAGGTTGTTGAAGATGTCGCCAGAACCAAGGCCCTTGATGTACTCGGGCTTGTTCTTGTTCACCTGCGGCGACATCTGCTGGGCGATGCGGATGAACGGCATCGTCATCTCTTCGGGCGCGAAGGACGAACCCGCCCCAGCCATCTCGAAGAAAGCATCGTCCAGCGAGGTCGATACTTCCGTGTTCTGCTTCTTCGCTACTGCAGTGCTCATGACTTCCTCCGGATCTCTGCGGTGTTAGCAACGAATGCCCCGAACAGGTCGAGGTCAATAGGCTTCCCCTTAGTAACGCGCTCCCTCACGAACGCCTTGAGCGTGGAGGAGTGGACGTACGTCTTCGTCTGTGGATCAAACCCACGATCCTGCAGCAGACCAACCACGTCCCCTGCAACATTGTCCTCGCCCTTGCCAAACGAAACCACCACGTCGTTCTTGATGATGTCGTCCAGCCCGTTCGAGCGGAGCCAAGCAAACGCCTCGTCCTTCCGCTCGACAGGTATCGAAGCGTGGACCTGCATCTTGGTCGTCACCGTCAGGCCGTCAACGTCCAGACGATCCACACCCATCTCTGACATCAGCATCGGGATCAGCTCCGTCGAGAGCTTGTGCTTCTGCTGGTTCAGGCGCTTCAGATCCTTCTCAACGTCCTCGATCCGCGACTCAACGTCGCGTAGTTCTCGGACCAAGGAACTGAGGTTCTTCGCGGTCTCAGTGTTCACGTCCTTCAACGCCGCGACGTCGTCGAACATGTCTTCGAACAGATCACTCACAAGTTTCTCCTCTTCAGGGTTGCGGTTGACAAGTCCTCTCGCCATCCGTATCGTGGACCCTAATGGAGGTATGTGATGACTGTCAACTACAATTTTCGTGTCAAACCCTACGCCCATCAGTCCGAGGCACTTCGTCGCGGAGCGATGCGCAGGGAGTACGGCTACTTCATGGAGATGGGGACGGGCAAGTCCAAGACCCTGCTCGATAATCTCGGCATGCTCCACCTCGCGGGCAAGGTCAACTTCGCCCTCATCATCGCACCCAAAGGCGTCTACCGCAACTGGGTGTCGAAGGAGATCCCCGAGCACATGTCAGCCGACGTGTATCATCGCGTGATACGGTGGGTCGCATCACCGAATCAGGCAGAACAGAAGGAACTCAAGTCGGTCAAGGACCACTTCGCTGGCCTCACCATCTTCGTCATGAACGTCGAAGCCTTCTCCACCGTCAAGGGCAAGGCAGCAGGCGAATGGATGGCCAAGAACCTCGGACCTCATGGCCTCATCGCCATCGATGAAAGCACAACCATCAAAAACCACACCGCCAAACGAACCAAGGCACTCACCAAAATCGCCGCTGGCTTCGCCTACCGACGCATCCTCACAGGATCGCCGGTCACCAAGTCACCCCTCGACATGTACTCCCAAGCCGAGTTCCTCGCGCCGGGGCTCTTGGGCTTCCAGTCCTACTACGGATTCCAAGCGCGATACGCTGTCCTGCAGCAGCGGAAGATGGGCATCAAGTCTTTTCAGCAGGTCGTCGGATATCGGAACTTGGACGAGCTGACCGACAGCATCGACAAGTTCGCGTATCGCGTGTTGAAGAAAGACTGCCTCGACCTACCCGAGAAAATCTACACCGCACGCTACGTCACCCTGACCGACGAGCAGTACCGCATGTACACCTCGCTCCAGCAGGCGGCGATGACGATGTTCGAAGACGGGCAGATGGTCACAGCACCGGCTGTCATCACGCAGATGCTGAGGATCCAGCAGGTTCTGTCTGGCCACCTCAAGACAGACGATGGCGAGATGAAGTACTTCCCGTCCCGTCGCCTCGATGCCCTCGAGGAGATCCTCAACGAGCACTCGGGCAAGGCAATCATCTGGTCCCGGTTCCGCTACGACATCATCAAGATCACCGAGATGCTCAACAAGCGCTTCGGCGATGGTTGTGCCGCTGCATACTACGGCGACACACCGGACAACGAACGCCAGAGGATTGTCCAGCGGTTCCAGAACCCCGACTCTGAGCTTCGGTTCTTCATAGGTAACCCAGCCACCGCAGGCTACGGTCTCACGCTGACAGAAGCAGATCTCGTGGTATACTACGCTAACGACTTTAACCTCGAAACTCGGATCCAATCGGAGGACCGCGCACATCGTATAGGCCAGAAGAAGAACGTCACCTACATAGACCTCATCTCCGAGGGCACCATCGACGAGAAGATCGTCGAGGCCCTCCGGAGCAAGATCGACATCAGCGCACGCGTACTAGGAGAGGAAGCACGGGCATGGCTGACGCTAAAACCAGCAACAAACTGATGGAAGCAGTCGTTGACTACAAGAAGGGACTGCGAAACCTGAAGACGGGATCCGCCGAGATCGCCCGCCTGTCGGGACTAACACCGGAGATCGCAGCTATCTTCCTCAAAGAGATGAAGAGGGAGAACCTGCACAGCATCCGGGGCTACGATGCCTCGACACCGCACATGATCGCCATGCGGGAGAAGGCTCGAGGTGCGATCAGAAAGAAAAAAGGGGACGCGTAAGCGTCCCCCAAGTTCACGAAGCGAGCTCCCTCAACTTCTTGTCTAGCGCCGCATCCCCGTAGATCCGAGCGTACTCATCCCGCACAATCACAGAGAACTGCCGGGTCATCGTCCGCTGGTCGTAGTTCGCCAGCACGCGAAGAAGCTCGTGGTCCACGGGAAGGAGCGCCACATTGCAGAACCGCTGCTTTGTTTCCATTTGTCCCTCCGTCCATGTCGTCAGCCTATAGCAGAACTGGTAGCAGGCTGCAACATGTACGCATCCACACGCATGAACAGGTCAGGGTAAGCGTCCAAAATCTGCTTCACCTGCTCGACCGGCATCTCCAGCTGGTTCGCCAGCTCCATCGGGTGGACAGCAACGTCCTCGTCTGCGCCGTTTTCGCGCATGTACTGCAGGATGTCGGCCCGGTTCTTCTTCATCTGTGCCTTCGCATTCTCGGTGACAACATTTAGCTTGTCGTCCTGTTGTGGAAACTCAACGCGCATCGCACGCCACGGGATCGTCTCCCGCTTGTCAGGGTAGTTCGGCAGCAAGAACGCGTCCAAAACCTCGCCGCCCTCGAGCCCCATCTTCTCGACCAGCCGACGGTTCAGGAAAACCTGCTCTCCTTGTGGAGTGACTGCAAACGCACTACCAGTATCCGTCAAGTATTCCACAAGTATCTGCTGCTTGCGGGTTTGGGAAAGGTCAAAGACCTGCATCGTTCTGTTCTCCTACTGTTGTCCAAAGGACCCTGAGTCCGCTGGATCTTCTGCTTACCTGTCCACGCGTCAGCAACCGCGACAACGCAGTGCGAACCGTGTCCGTCGGTAGATTAATCATTCTCGCAACGTCGTGTCCACCCATCTCCCGACCCTTCAAGATCTTCAAAATAATCTCGTCCGTCGGGTTGTTGTCCCTTCCTTTCGTGATCGCCGTCTTCCGGTTGTTGTTGTCAGGAAGCTTTCCACCAGCAGTTGTAGGACGCGGCCTGCCTACCTTCGGAGGAGGAACATCCTCCTTGAACTTGCGGATCTCCTGCTCCCGGTGCATGTGCATGATCGCCGCAATCTGCGCCTCATACCGAGTCGCCTGATCCGCTTTCACATTGTAGGCCGGAACTACGATTTGCACGATGCGTCTCCTGTGGCTGGCTTCTCTGCCTCCATTTTTACAACAGTAGTGGCAAAGCGAAAGCCACGCACAAATTGGGCGTCGTCTCCGAGGTCTTGAACGAGCGACTTCAATATCCGCTCCATAAGTCTCATCAGGCCTTCCGCGTCTACGCGCTTTTCCATCTTTTCCTCCTTCTCGGGTAGTACTCGTCCAGCTTCCCGTCCTCGACCGCGCAACGCAGTAGCTCACGGGCTACATTCGAGAAGGGCTCACCGCATCGCTCGGCGTGGGCGTTGATGGCGTCGAAGACATGTTGGTCCATCATGATGCAGATGCGGGGGTCGCTGTCGTCTGTCAGGTAGTGGCCTTCTGCCATCAGATTTGCTCCCCTCTCCGCCAACGCGCGACTGTCTCATCGCCTGCTACCTTGCTGAGTTCCTCACAAAAGGGCGCTAGTGTCTTGCTTCCAAGGTTTCGAAGCAGTTGCAGATTGACGAATTTCCACGCACGCATGAAGTCAACGACCTGCATGTCCTGCCAATCGTCCCCTAACTCCTTCCACAATTTCCTAGCCATCTTTCGCTGGAGACGAAGGGAACCGAGAGAGCCTGCGGATGCCGCCTCTCTGGCCCTGACGTTGTTAATCGCCCGCTCGCATCGCGCTATGATTTGGCGGACGCGCTCTTGGGTGACGCCGAAGGCTTCGCCAGTCTTACGCAGCGTGGCCCCATCCTCTTTCCTCATGCGGTAAACTTTCCAGTGCTTGTCTGACACCTCATCGGAATAGAACGACATCACACATCCTTCCACGGGTCGCCGCGCTGCGGCTCTGCCTGCGGCTGCTCCTTCAACGCCTGCGTGATCTTCCTGATCTCCTCCGCCTTGGTCGTCATCGGCCCGGACAACTCCGGGTCCACTTGCAGCAAGCGGTTTGCTGCTCTGCTCCACAGGTCACGCCAGTATTCGGCGCGCTCCTGCCAGAACGTGGCTTGCTGCTGGAGTTCTTGGATCTCGCGCTTGAGGTCGTCGATCTGATCCGCAGCAGTGTGGTGCATGTCAGGCTCGTAGGATCCATGGTCGCCGAGATCGCGCAGCCGCTTCACCAATTCGTCGTCGGTCATGTCTTGTCTCCCTTCAGTTCTGCGAGAGCCGCGCGGGCCTGCATGATCGACCGCCAGCAGCACCAGATGTCGTGTGATACGCCAGCGCCATGCCTGACAAGCGCGGCAAGCGGGTCTGTATCGGCAGGCAGGTGGTTCTCGGGCAGCCAAGTCACCA